GTCTAGACCACCCTCAAACATATGTCCTGGGTGAGCTTCAAATCCATTAATCTCCAGATGTCCCATCAAGACTTCTGATTTTGTATTTTCTAGATGGTTCATTACTTTAAATTGATTCTCGGAGTTGATCCAAGGAACCATTGTAATGGTGTTTCCTAGAACATCAATATCACAAATCTCATCATAGATTGTAATATTATCATAACAGTCCAACAGTAATGTTGGGGTATTTACTCGGTTTGTATTTTTATAGTATGCAGTATGATTACCAACAATCATGTGAACCTGAACGCCCATTTCCTGTAGACGATCATAATAGTTCTTTTTGATTCTATCCCAAGCAAGGAAATCAATTGCTTTTCTATTATCAAAAGTGTCTCCTAAATCAAAGAGAATTTTGATGTTGTTTTTCTCTAGTGTAGGGAAGAATACTTCATTATAGAATTTCAAGAAAAAGTCCCAAAAAGCTTGGGATCCTTTTCGTCCATCGAGATGTTGATCAGTAATAATAGCAGAATTCATCGGTTGTTGCGATACTCAAGGTTTTCCTTAATACTATTCATGTCAGACATATTGTAGCCCATAATACTGCTATCAGCAGCAAATACTTCATCGAAGCCAGATCGTTCTAGTAATTTGGTTTTAATTTCTAGTTGCTTCTTTTCTTTTTGAATTCTACGAAGAAAGGCAAAGTAAATAATCTGAGTAAAATATGCAAATGGATTGGTTGATTTCTCTGGATCAAAGTTATCAATGTACTGAAGACAGTTTTCAATACCATCGCAAATCATATCATCCTTGAACATGTAGTTGACAAAGTTAGGTCGATACGATAGGTGAGTAGCAATCTTTAAAAAACATTCACCAATATAATTCGGAACCTTTGGTTTGTCCCTACCTTCTTCTTTAGATAGTTTAACTTCCTTTCGGTAAACCATCAAAGCATCAAGAAAGTCTTTGTTATTTACGTAGTGTTCTTTCTTCTTCATTCAAGGTTTTTATTTCAAGTGTACTAATCATAACACATCCCTAGCATCTTGTCAAGAGGAGGGGGGGGGTTGACAAGACTGCTGAAAGTGTGTATAATAACTCTGTCAGGGTTCAGAACTTTACTTTAAGTTCTTTAGAGATCTATATTAAGTTTAAAGGACTCCTCTAGAAGCTTCCTTGCTTCTTCAATCTTATTCTTAAATCCTAGTTCCTTATCTAGTGATACCTTATTGTTGTTATCTTGATTTAGATATTTCTTTAGAGTGCTACGATACAAAGTTAATATTTTATTATCTGCTTCTCCTACAGTAAATACTTTATTCTTTTCAATAAAGAATATATCTTCTTTGGAGAACTTAATCCAGGGTCTCATATCAACTTTGTACATCTCACCAGCAGGAGTTGATATTAGTTCTACAGTTATTTCAAATGGATTTTCTACAATAAATCCATCTTCCTCTTCACATACAACTACATTACCAACTAGCTCTGCTCCATCAATTAGTTTAATTATTCCATAAAATTCAGTCATGTTCTTTCCTGTTAAAATTTACTGGAATTATCTCATACTCAAAATTCTCTTCTGAGTAAGTTTTAATTCTTTCTACTAAGTGGTTTAAAGTATAATTTCTTTTATCTCCTTTGGAGAAGTCATCTGCAATATCAAATAATTTTGCTTTTGATTTATTTTCTCCTTTCCTCAATACTCGTCCAATTGATTGGAGGTTTCTGACTCTTGATTTACTAGGGGAAGCAAAGATAACATTATGTAGATTTCTAATGTTAATACCAGTAGAAAAAGTGCCGTAAGAAGCAATGATGATAGCATTAGATTCTTCTTCTGTTAATTTTCTGATTAGTTCTCTTTCTTCGGTATCAACTCCACCATACACAAAAAATACTTTTCGTTCATGGCCTACATCACTATTTATTATTTCGTGAAGTATCTTGCCATGTTTTTCTACCATAGCAAATAATATCAAAGTATTACCATCTTGATTGATAGCTAACTTTTTAATGTAGTTGTTTCTCTTTTCATTTTTGCAGATGTAATCAATTTCTTCTTGATATGATTCAAAGATAGATTCCCCATGCTGAAGCAAGAGAATATTGATTTTGAGGTTTGAGAGGTAGCCCTTGTCTATCAGTTTTTTGGTCTTAATAACCTTGTTAACAGGACCGAATAAACCCTCTAATACGAGTTGATTTGTGTTGGACCCATCCAGCGTACCAGTGAAGCCAATTCTATGCTTACAATTATGCAGTTTTTCCATAATCGTAATCAGAGACTTGGCTTTGAACTGATGAGCCTCATCTCCAATCACAACATCATACTTTTCAAAAAATGATTTTGGTAATTTGTAAATGGATTGCCAAGTAGTAATAGTTACAGGATTAGTGCTCTGCTTAGATTTGCCAGCATAAATTTTATGCACTTCTTCTCCCCAACCATAATCTTGGAAGTCTTTAGATAGCTGTTCTACAAGAGAAGTTGTTGGAGTGATAATAAGAACATTTAAATTTCTATCAATATAATATCTGACAATTGCATAGATCATCAATGACTTTCCAGATGCAGTTGGAGATAGTAGCAATTTTCTATTGTTTTTAATCGCTTCGTAAATTGCTTTGTATTGATAGTCTCTAACTTTGAATGGTATGTTTAGAGATTTAATATAATCTACAAGACCTTCTGGAGTAATATCCTGGTTGGAGTCTTTTGGTAGACCATAAAATTTATTGTCTTGATCTAGGTATGTGTACTTTCTAATGCATAACCATTCTGTTAGATAGTCATATAGCCCTACATAAATTTTTCCTTCATGAGGACTAAACAATCTAATTTTTCCATCCCACATTCTGTTTTTAAATTGTGGCATGAATTTTGCATTGGGCACATCAAATGTAAAGTATTCAGCCAACTCATATTTAATGTGTGGTTCGCACTCTACTGTTAAATATACTTCATTTTTCTTCTGGATAATAACGTCAGCCATTAAATACTTCCTTGCATAAATTTCTGCCAGTCAATGCTGTTTTTAATTTGAAAGCCTCTAGTACTAATATTACTAAGAATACTTTCTAGTAAAAATATCATCTCCTTATAATAATTTAGTTTATTTAAAGCAGACTGAATTTCTTCATCCGAATCAATATACAATTGAACATCTTGCTTGAGTATTTTTAAATCAAACGGCTTTTCTCTGTATACTTGAGCGTCTGATTTTCCAGTGTAGTACTCAAACTTTTCTCTGAGTAATCGTTTATACTCTTGCTCTTTTTTAATTTTAAACAGTCTTACATCAGAAAGCCAATTTAAATATTTGCTATGAAGTTGTGGAATTTTAATAGATTCATGATCAAGTAGGTCCTCATCCATTTTGGAATCTTGAGCCCAGTGATCTTTAATAAAGTCAATATCAATCATAGTTTCTTGTCATTAATGTTGTAGATATCGTATATAGTATACTTGAAGCTGGCATCAACTGTAAAGTACTGCACATCTGTAGATGTAGATTGGAATGTTAATCCGCCAATACTAGTTGGAAATAAATCTTTAAATACAATTTTAAATTTCTTTTTAAAGTTGGAATCTAAAATAAACAATACTCCATCACTGTAAGTTTTATCTTCCAAATCTTCTCCGGGAAGTTCTTGAATATCTCTGGATGAATATGGATGTCCTAATTTCCTAACCCAATTGTGCATAGTAATATAATTACTCATATTCTCATCAACTATGAATTGCACATTTAGGTCTTCAAAATTAATTTCATCTCCTGGATGAGGAATTGCATTATATCTTGTCGATTGAGTTGCAACTGGGAGTGATATGCCAGGTACAGTTGCAGATTGACAAAAGAAAGATACTTTTGGATATTTAATTAGCTGAAATTGAAATCCAACTCCCGTTAAAAAATTAGCTGGACATGCAGAATTGGTTATAAAATTAGCTGACATAGCTTTTTATTTTTATTTAGATAAAAAAAGAGCCCCTTTCGGGGCTCCTGAAGTATGTGAACCAGAGATCACATGAGGTTGATCACACGGGTTCTTCTGTAGTAAACGTTGTCGTTTGCCTGGAGGGCACCGGAACGCTGGGTTAGACCACCTGCGAATGGGTTTGCAACCATGCCGTAGCGGGTCTTGAAGCCAATCTTAGGCTGGAAGGTGTCCTGACCGATAGAACGAACCATCTGGAGAGGAACGTATGGGCAGTAGAAGAGACCTGCATCGTATGCATTGGTGCCCTTATAACCCATTACGTAGTAATGATCGTTAGAGATGTTTGCTGAATAAGGATCAACATACACCTTGATACGGCCATTGATTGTACCAGCAAGAGTTGATACGGTGTCGTCTGGGGTATCGTTAGGATTG